CTTGCGCCGCTTTTCCTTATTTTCCAGTGCCTTCTTCGGAGTTTCCAGCGCCTCCAGTTCCCGGTCCAGACGGTCATAGCGTATTTGCTCCGCCCGATAGGCATCCAGCAGGCGGTCATATTCGGAAGGCTTCAGTTTATCGGTGCCATTTATCAGGCGTTCCTGAAGGTCGCAGATGCGGTCGGCACTGGCTTCCAGTCGTCCGGCAAGTTCCTGACGGCGGTCGGAGTTGTCCGGGGTTTTGCGGATATAGTCTCTCATAGTTCTTCCTCCTTTCATTTCAAGCTACGGAAGTTCTGCACTTTGGGGCTACTTTCCAGTTCACTCTTACTATAGTACACCCGCCCCGCCTTTCGATAACCGGTGATAAATCCCTTGCGTTGCCAGGAGTTCAGCGTCTCGCGGCTGCAACCGACCCATTTTGTAGTCTCTTCCTGGCTGATGAAGTCTGCCCGGTTCGTGTCCGGCTTCTTCTGGTATTCGGCACGTTGGCGGCGCTCCTTGCAAAGTTCGTCCACAAGTCCTTCCAGCAGGTTCACCCGCCGCATCAACGCCTGATACTCCTGATAGGATACCGTCTGCCGCTCCTTCTTCTGCGCAGGTACAAGTTCCACCGGATATTTTTCTGCATCAGGTATCAGTTCTTCCAGTTCCAACCCGCCTGCGGCAAAGCGTGCAGCGTCACGCAAGGCATAAAAGAACTTGTCGTCCTTCTTGTCTTCACCAGCGGACACCACGAATTCTTTAAAGAGCTGAGTTTCCGTGCGTCTCTGTTCCAGTACTTCCGCCTGGGCCACACTGATCCGGTCGCTCTTCTTGCGGAGGATGGCGGCGGCACGGTTGATTTCTTCTTGCTTTCTCATGATTCAATTATTGTTTTATTTTTCGTTCTTCACGTCTCATAAATGCCTCCAGTTGCTTCTTCGTTTCCTGAAGTTCCCAAAGTACCATTCGCGTCACATCCTTGCGGACCTTGGTGTATTTCCGTGCCCAGACGTTGAGTTTCGCCACGTTCATCTGATATTCTTCCTCATTATCACTACTGAAGCCTTGATTCAGTTGCGGTATAAGGAATGAAAGGCGGTAGATGTCGCGGAACACCATTTGCGCTTCCTTGCGTTGAAGTTCGCGAGCTTTGTCATCCATCGGGTTCAGCTTCCCCAGCAGTTGCTGAGCTTCACGTATCGTCAACTCCTTGCTGCTCTGTGTCCGCCCACCGGTGAAAGAATAGATGCAACCGTGGCGGGCATCAGCATCCATACGGAGCGTGTGGAAGGTGGCGTGCAGGGCTTTGAGTTGCTGCGAGGTAATAGGCTTATCTTTCGTTGTTCTCATTGCTAATCAATCACTAAACATTATTCATATCCTCTCCGCGGAATTTAGCCGCCTCCTCCGGCCAGATATCATAGTATCCCTTCGGTCCGATAAACCGTCCCTTGGAAAATGCCCGATACCCCTCAACGTATATCTTCAGCGAAGCATCAAACGCTACTTTCTTGGCACTACGACCGTCCGGATTCTTACCGCTGGCATGGCTGATGAAGATAAGCAACTTGTTACGGTGCTGTTCCTTGAACCTGATATACTGAGCATAGGTCATCTGCGTATATTGGAAACTGTCTATCACCACGAAATCGGGAGCTTTCTGTCTCTTCAGGCGCAGGCTTAACTGATCCAGTGGCTCCGCATCCAGCAGCAGGAAGCGGCGGTTCACTTCCTGCATATTGAAACGCTTCAACGTGTTCTGCATCGTCAGGCAAGCACCCTCTTCCAAACTGTCATAGGCCACGCGCCCGAAACGGCACAACTCCTTGCAAAGTTGCATTACGAAAGAGGTTTTCCCGTTTCCGGTGTTGCCCCACACCATCCACACACCCCGACGTTCCGGTGTGCCGAAGGCATCCCGCCAAGCACCTTCAAAAGCCAGCGTCTCGAACTTCATGCTCAGCAGTTCCCGCACCCCTTTAGCGTTGCGCTGGAAAGTCTTTGCATCATTCACTGTCTCGTTCATGCCTGTTCTCCTTTCATCCGCTGGGCTTCTTGGATACGCTTGCAGGCATGCACCACGCGCTTCACACGGCGAAGGTCATACTCGCCCTGGGCAGCCTCACGCTGAACACGCTTTATCTCTGCAAGATCGGTCAAGCCGTTCGCCTGGCAGATGGCATAAATATCCTGTTCCGTGGCTACATTTACATCGAAAAATTTGCGACCTATGCGGCTGTTAATCTCCTTATATCCCTTCTTGTTATAACGCAAGCCATTCTCCACACGGCGTTTGATATAATCGGTGGAAAGGAATACAATACCGGACTTGTTTTCCAGCCTGTTGTAAATAGAGATGAAGTAGCTGAACACGCTATCGGTCAATTTATCGCCTTCATCAAAGATGATGAGCGGGTTCTGAAGGAAGGCAATCATAGAGATGGCATACTCCAAGATATCCCGCAGGTTTGTCCCGTCCACCGGTGCGCCCACCTGCTTGGCTATCTCACGAACAAAATCACTTTTCTTCATGTCCTCGGAGCAAAGGATATAGAAGACATTGCGGTGCGTGCGGCGGTATTCGATGGCGGCGGTGGTCTTACCACAACCTGCATCGCCCACTATCCAGGTCGTATTCTTGTATGCCTGCGCATCTGTCATGTAGAAAGTGATCCGCTTGAAGGCGTCACTTTCCGTCAGCGTCCAGCGTTCCAGACTGTAGCCGATTTGTGCGGCTATGCGGCTGAACATATCGTCGCTGATACTGGTGTACTTGGAGTTGCAAATCTGCGATACCGTGGCGGCACTGACACCGTTCAGGCTTTCGCTGGCGCGGTTCTGCGAGGGGTAGTTGCTGCAATACTCCATCAGGGCATCCCGAATGGCATCCTTGTCTTGTTTACTTAGTTCTTTCATTATTTGAAGGGTATTTAATTGATTATTGAATACTGGTTAATTGGTGCCGAAGAAGGATTGGTACATCTCCACATCGGTCATGCCTGAAGCCTGTTTGGTATACTCACCTACAGAAGCAAGCCCGGCAGGCTCTTCTTCCGGTTCGTCCCTGTAGGTTCCCGGTCCCACGCCTTCGGGATACTGCACCGGAGCGGCCAGCCCTTCATTGGCATATTCTTCACGCTGACGCTCCATGCTCTTCTGCGATTCACCCACCGGAATAGGCATCACGAGTTTCGTATAGGCTTCGCTCATGCACTCTTCGAGTAGAAGTTCTTCACAGGCGATGTAATGTCCGACGAGGGCACGCTTGTTGGCGTGTATCTGGGCGAAAAGCCTGCTGCTTTCTTCTTCCGTCCGGTCTGCCGTGGCACGATGGATGACAACCTTCGGCGTGGCGGTGGCGGCATATTTCAACGCCCCCTTCGCACCTACTTCCCACAGTTCCACGGCAGTCATATCTTTTGGATCATAGCGGTAACGGAAACTGTTGCCGATGTTCCGCATGTGGAAGTTCATGTCTACCAGCCCGTCTTCACCGTATACCATGTAGCGGTATTCCTGCTTGTTGCGTTCGAAGATGAAGCCGTGCTTGTTGTACTTCACGCTGTCCTTGCTCAGGAGCATGAAGAGTTCCTGCACCCCGAAGTCATCCAACGGTTCAGCGTTCGGACTGCTGAGTGTGGTATACATCTCCATACGGGTCATGCCTGTTTCAGAAGTGGGATGCAACATCTCGTTCCATTCCCGACGACATGCCAGGTATTGCTCCTTCATTTCTTCCAAGGTGGGAAGCTGGGCGATGTTCTTCATGATCAGGTCCACATTGGCATGGCTGCTCTCCTTGGTTGCGGTAATGTTCTGCCCGGTGTAGTTATAGAGCTTGTGCATCACCTGCATCTGGAAACGTCCGAAAGCACTTTCAATGGTTTTAGACTGGCCGTTGTGCGGCATCGTGGTTTTGTGCAGGTGACAGATTCTCTTAAAGAAGTATTGCGCTTCCGGCTTCTTGTGTCCACCCTGGTTATCGGTCACAATTTCGTAAGGTTTCACCTTCCACGTTTCCAGTGCCATGCGATAGGCGTCATACTGGGTGAGGAAATTTTCAGCACCGAAAGAATATCCCAAGAAGACTTCCGTACATGCGTCCATCACCTCATATACGTCGATGGTACGCGCCACCATGCGTTTCTGTTTCTTATCGTAATCCTTGTAATAGAGGTTCAACTTCGTTCCGTCACCATACCACAACGTGTTCGGCATATCCGGAAGTTTAGTATCAAACTGAGGCATGAACTCGTTCTTGAAAGCTATTTCACCATGTACGACGCCATACCACCACAGTTTGATGCTCGTTTTATACAGGTAGTTGATGACCGTCTGGGGAGATGCTATCGGTTTCAGCTTGTCTTCTTCGCGGATGGCGCGTGCGTTCCGCTCCTCTACAATGCGGTTGAACTCCTCGAATATCTGCATGTCTGTATATACCGGGAACTTGCTTCGTTTCAACTTCAGCAATAAGCGTCCTTCTTTCGGTCCAACCTTACGGGCGGACTGGTTACCGGCATTACCATTGACAAGCACTGCATAACCGTACTTCTTGTAAGCGGCATACTTTTCCATCAGGCGGGCTTTCGGAAGTGTGTGCTGATACCGCTCACGTAGGCTTTCGCACAAGGAAATAACCTGTTCACGTATCATCTTATTGTATTGAACACCGCACTTACCTTGCGAGTCGCGCATGCTCATTTCCAGTGCCACCATGGCATTCAACACCTTGGCGTTCAAAGTATATTCCGCCTGGCGGTCCAATGATATTTTAGGAGTATATCTTTTGTAGAAATCAACAGCTTTGCTGTCGCTTTTTAATCGGCTGTCCATGGGATTGATTGGTTGTTTTTTGATTTTGTCTTTAGCCTTAGGATTCTTGGTGTCATAGTTATTGCGAATCGGATCCGGCAATTTCTCGTAAATAATCAATGCTTCCCGGCTCCTACATCCACGTCTTGCAACGACAAATTTCCCATTGTTGACATATTTGTCATAAGTAGCTGGACTGACGATTCCGCCAAGAACCAACTCATTACGTGTCACACACAGTGTCTTTCCAAACATTTCCATAATAGAAACTTTATTTATTCAACTTGTACAAGCCCCGGCATCGAACCGGGGAGCCAGCCACTTCCTCCACCAAGAGCTAATTACCTGAGGAAGTTCCGGACCTGCTATAGCAACTTCTACACTGCTTCCGTTTTATCCGGCGTAAACATGGATATTGCTACCACACACGCCAACACCACTATCACAAACGCACTACGTGCATCCGCATCCGTAGCATCCGCATTACTTCCCAGCCAAAGCCCGTAAATCATGCCTACGGCAACGGCTACTTTCTGAATTCGTCTCCAAGTTTTCATATACGTGTTAAGTTTAAGAGTTCTTTAAAATCAGTTCATCAAGGTCGTAGAACGAGTTAATCTTATGAGGTAGCACAACCGGTTCCTGGTCATCCTCATCATAATCAATGTCTATGCACACCGTGTCGTTTTCAGCACTCAGCAAGGCATTGTGCTTTTCCATCAGTTCCCGCAAATCCAGCAGGAACGCCGTTTCATTTTCTGTCAATTTCCTGTCCATATCACTTTTCATTCTTTAAATGTTAATTCCAAATCTACTTGCCTTAACCTTCGTTCTGCTATTTCAATATACTTCTCCTGTATTTCATAGCCGATAAAATTCCGATTAAGCTTCTTGGCTGCGACTGCGGTTGTACCTGAACCCATGAAACAGTCAAGCACTAAATCACCTTCTTTGGTAGAATCCGTAATAAGCTTTTCAATAACTTCCACTGGTTTCTGTGTTGGATGAACCATATCTCCATTTGTTTTTTTCGCACCTCCGGAAAAACCGGGAGAACGAAAAATATTACACCCTTTCATGCAGGGCGTATCTTTTTCGGCAAATAATATCAATTCGTGAGTAAAGGCATAACTACTACCCGGACCGCTTATTTTATCCCAAACAAGCATATTACGCACATTTATATACTTCAATAATATGGGATAGTAGAATGCGTAAGTGCGCCAATCACAAAAAAGATAAACCTTGCCCGTTCCCTTTATCACTCTTGAGAATTCATTAAAGAGAGCGTCAAAAAAAGGCTTCATAATCAATAAGTCATTATAATCACCTTTTTTCCCATTATGTGTCATGCCTACAAAGTAAGGCGGGTCGGTTATTATCGCATCAACACTGCTGGAAGGTATATCCTTGATACCTTCCAAACAATCAATATTTATAATGTTATTTATTTTCATTTTCCTTGCTGATTTTGCCACCTTCTTCTTCCCCTTGTGCTTTAAGCAATTCGCCTTGGTACTGCTCAAGACGGTCATAAATATCCGCAGATACTTCGATACCTTCTTCCTTATACACATGTATAACATGTTCAAGGCCTTTAATGCGTCCTTCTAATCCCTTCTTATTCATATCCATACCATTTATAAAGTTAACACTCCGTCGCTTTCCGTTCCCACTCAATGCTCAACTGCTCATAAACCGGAAGCCGCTTTTCATACTTTATTCCGGCACGCTTGTTCTCCATCGCCAGTTCGGTCAGTGCACGAGCCACACGCTCGCTGACACTCGTACCCATGAACACTTTGCGCACGTGGCTGTAGCTCACGTCCAGTTTCTTCGCCACTGCAAGGCCTTCCATAGAGGAAAGGTAAGGATGAACGTAATCCTTCCAGTTATCGAAGAAAGGACGGTGCTTGGGAAGGGGAAGCTTCGCACGTTCCGGATGGCCTTCCGGACGGAGGCCGGTGGAGGAATAGGAGCCGGTGCGGCGGATGGAGGGAAGGACATCACCGGCTATCCAGTTCACAAAGCGGTCGGCCTCCGGCTTGTTACTGCGGAAGGCAAGTTTGTACATGGCGGATTCGTTGATGAAAATCATCTTCCGAATATTGCTTATACCACCTTCTGAACCGTTAATGGGAAATCTCCCCATCCCTTTCCAGGCTTCCGGAATAGAGTTTAAAGTTTTTCCACTCCAGTCTATATCCAAAGCCATCGCCACATCTTTCGCTACAAACCACGGTTCACCGTTAATCACGTCAGTGCGAATGCTAACGTTCTCATTCTCATTGTAAAATACTTGCAAGCCTGTAGCCTGCGGATTGATTGTTGAATTCATATACATTTATTAGAGGGTTAATACTTCCTTATAAGGGTTCTCCACTTTCTTCTTTATCGTAGTGACCTCAAACTGTTCACCACCATGATTCAATGCATAAGAACGAAACATACGTGCAGACGGACTATTCGTTTCAAATCTCATAGCTGCCCATACCGTTCTTTCTGACACTTTAAACCGCTTTGCTATTTCCTTCTGAAGTTCCAAGCTAATTTCGATTACTTCTCTTTTTTCTTCCATACTTTATTATTATTTGATTGATATTATCTAACTTTGAAGCGTTTCTCATCTTGAAGATGTTGCAAAGATACAGGTTTTCTGTAATTCACAAAACTTTTAATTCAGAAATTATGGAATTATACGAAAGAATCCTTTCTAAAGAAGAAATTAACAGACGCTTCATTACAGCAGTGACGGCAATAATAGCGAATAAACTTATCTCTAGCAAAACAGGATTAGCCGAATCACTCGGAGTTAAACCCGCAAAATTTTCAGAAATTCTGAATGGAAGAATGAACGTAGGAATAGATATGATTGCTAGAATGTGTGACTTTTATGAAGTTTCCCCTGATTGGCTTCTTTTAAGTCGTGGAAATAATGTATTTAGGCAAATGACTAAACAAGCAATATGGATTGATGACGATAATCTTAATATGAAGTATACGGAAAGTGAAATGCCTGATAACAAAACTTCTGAAGAAGCCACTATGCCCCCCCCCATTGCTACCCCAATTTCTCCTGCCGAAGAATCTATTATATATAAGATGTATAAGGATGAAAAGGAAGAGAAGGAAAGATTGGTAAAGGAGAAGGAATCCAAGATCGACCACCTCCAGTCCGAACTCCGTGCTATGACCGCAGAACTTGCCGCCATGAAAGCCCAGCACTCTCAATCTCAGAATAAGGAGTCTGACCATCACACGAAGATAAGCGAAGTCATCGAGAATTTTACCTCCGATTCATCTGGCGACTATGGCGAAGGCTACCCACTCACGAAAGAGCCTACTTCCTCAAAGAGATCATCGGCTGGGAAAATGTAATCGTATTACTAATCAAGCTACTTAGCAATACGTAGCATTTAAAGACTTATTAATCACCATTAAACAACAACATTATGGAAGCTGATATAGAAACTATATATAGAACATTCTACGAAGAAAGAGCAAAAAGACTTTCAAACATAACTCTAACTTCAGAATATAAAATTGTAGGATTCTTCTTATTTGCTATTATTCAAAGAGCTATAACTACCAGTGGAGGTATCGAAATATTAATTAAGGATGGTAACTATGAGGCTACAATTCCACTACTCCGAGTATTATTAGATTGTCCTCTATTGGTAAGAGCAAGCATGCTTGTTACTCATCAGCCTTCGTTCTGCAAATCTATTTTAGCTGGTAAACACTTGAATGATTTAAAAGATAAAAACGGTAAGAATCTGTCGGATAGTGGAGTTGTAAGGTCTTTCGATAATTTGGGATGGGTTATCGGTGTCCATGATTTATACAAAGTTTTGAATAAGCACGTCCATTTTTCTCCAGCACATCTAAAACTGATATTTGATGAACACAAACAAATAGTATTGGGTGAACGAATGATTGCCCGTAATCAAGAACAGATAGATAGTATTTCAGAGCAGTATCAAGCAATCACCAAGGTCTTGATACATATACTTGACTTGTCCCTTGACGATTTAGAGCAACACCAACAGTAGGATATTTTGCCCATGCCAATACATTTTCAAATGTTGAGGGTACGCCTTCCGGTTGGTTGTTATTAAATTCATCGCCATCATAGCAGCCCGATGTGACATTTATCTCGTCATACATATCATTATATACCAACAATAATACATTTTCATATTCCGGTGGTAATGTAGGCAAATAATTCCATATTATTTCCGATTTCATGACTTCGAATTGTTAGATTTGAAATGTAATTATAATTGGGATTTTATTAATGTAACCACCATATTTGAAGCGTCTTCAACTTTGCGATACGTAGCTTCTTGTATTCTAAAAGATTTTGTGCATTTCATCTTCAGCAATCTGTTAAGAAGCTCCCGGTACCATTACCGGGAGCATTTGTTTCCATCAACAATCAATCAATCAATAACCTTAAATTTCCGTACGTTTTGTCCCTCAGTCGGAGTCCTGATTAGCGGGAACGTTACCAACACCTTCAATAAAATTGTGGCAGGAACAAGACTCGAACTTGTGACTTCATGGGTATGAACCATGCGAGCTACCTACTGCTCTATCCTGCGATATTATGCGCCGCGCGCACGTTTATGGCGCTAAAATACCACTTATTCCGCTTATAAATACTATAAATCAACCACTTATGCAAGCTTTGTAATCTCAACACTTCTAAAAACTACTATATTATCCCCCTATAAATATTCATTAAAACACCATAAAACACCAGTTCAAAAGAAACATCATACCTAAAACACTCTTTTTTTTAAGGTGAAATCGTAAGTCCATTTTAAACCAAAGTAAACGATATGGACATTATCGTAAGTCCATTTAGGTAAGTCCATTGGTAAGTCCATTCCATTATTTAACACTTCCTCACTTCATTGATCACCAACAAAGATTTCTCTATCCACTAATTTCGGATCATCCAAATAAGGAGGCTGTTTAAACGCTCTAAACAGTACGTATTTTTAGCCCAAATACTTCTATATAATTATTATTTGGAATATCTTTGCATTAGAAACTTCTAAATAGCAACAATATGACTAAGGTTATTCACGTACATTTGATTTTTGAGAAGAAAGACTATTATTTCGGTAGCATCAGTGCTATCTATACCGTTCTAAACGAGGCTCAAATAGGCATAAAACAAAGCACCTTGCTCCATGCCGGCCTATACGATGGAGGTGTCCAGATAACCCAGAGAGCCATTATCAGGCAGTCTCATCTTATCCGCAGTACCCAAGAGTAGCCTAACTGTCATACATAGAAAAAGGGCTGAATTACGCCTCAAAAAGCATCAATTCAGCCCTCGTTTTATCTCAATGTAACATTCAACCGTTTAAAAGCCCATCATATTCCATTCAAATGTAACACTCCTGTCCCATAATGTAACAAATCGTTTTGTATTCGGCATTCCATCTCAATCGTCCCCAAACCCTTTGTGCATCGGCATTTCAGTGTGATCCCAGCCTCTCATTGTTTACATACAATTCGTTCTGTGCCCCTTACTACTCCCAGGAGGAGGAGAAAGGGCCACCGATTCGCATTATTAAAAGTATTATAGGTAAGCTGGATTCGAAGGAGGAGGTTCTTGCAGAATTGTAGCAGCATCAAAGCAGGGACATTCTTTGATCCATTCTTCAGGTTCGATCTCACCGTTATGGTTCAGATCCGGACTCAGATCACGGTGTCCCACTACCCTACTGCCTGGATATTCTTTCAGCAAAAGCATTACCAGGACACGCAGGGAATGTTTCTAAAAGGTAGTTCGAGTATCACAGGAATGACCATTTGTGTCCAACCCGCCTTCATAACAAACACCAATCGAGTGAGCATTGTAGCCACGGGCATGCGCACCGGATTTATCAACGGGACGGAGGCTCTTGATGCTTCCGTCCTTACGTATATAATAGTGATAGCCTGCACCGGAGCCCCCCCGGCGCAGGTGATCTGTGATCAAGTCATATTCCGTATAGCAACGGTCAGTGCGGGTGGCGCTGCAATGAAGGACGATTAGATCAATCTTTCTCATAAGATATTAAATAAAGGTCACGTTAAATACACTTCATCGTCGTCATGGCATGGCACTCAAGGCACCCAGAACGGCAGAGGCAATAGCGATGACAATCTTCAATACAGTATCCAAAGATAATTTTTTCATGATTATTATAGTTTAGGTTAGTTATTAATGCGAATCAGCTATCCCAGAGGATTTTCATTCAGGTCACCGTCACCACCGGAGTTGCCGCCGGAATTACCTCAATCCGATGATCTGCCTTCCTTTTTCTCTAAGGCAAAGGTTACATTTGCCGAACTTCGCGTAGCAGCATGGCTATTGTTTACCAGTTTCAGCTCCTTATCCGGTACAAAACGGATATTCACCCGCTTGATATTCTTCACCGTACACTCTGCCGAAGTAGCTACTCCCGGACAACAGAATGTCATGTGAAACGTACCAAACTGATTCAGTTTCACCTTGTTTCCGTTAGCCAGATTTTCCTGAACCTCCTCTACAAGCGCTTCAATCACATGTTTCACATCTCCCTTCGTCATCGCACAGCTTTTCTGTATGTCGGTTAAACTGTTTTGCTTCATAATTAATAGTATTAAAAGAAAAAAGCACCACACGAACAACGTCGTGTAGTGCTATGTTTAAAATGACAGACTCTATCTGTCTATGATCTTAATCTTTGTATATTAGAATGTCATTTCACAATCCATCGTTCTATATTTCTGGTACGATTACTGAAATTTACACCGATCTTAAACAATTGACGGAAACCAGACTCAAAAGGAAGAGCGTAATGCTTTTCTTCAATCTGCTGCAAAGCCTCCTCAGCAGTACCTTCAAGCTTGAATTCCATTGCATAAACGTACTTTTCAGTCTTTAGAATCAGATCAACACGACCTTCGGATGTGTGATACTCAGCTTCCGTATAGAAACCTACCAACTTGAAAATGATAAACAGGACGTTTTGATAATGGAGCTCCAAATCACTAATCAGTTCATAAGGAGTATCGGCAAAGAAACTTTGCAAGCGACGGAAGAAAGCATCAGGCTGCCCATTCTCTATCTCACGAACAAATTTCTGTATCTCAAACGGAGCTTCCGCTTTGTTTACCCGGGTATAAAATGGCATTAAAAATCTAATAAATCCTTCTTCAACTTCTCTGTTCGGGAAGCCTAAACTATAGATGCCAAAGCGAGAATTACCGGTACCATATATAGCTTCCCACTCTAGCAATGCCTTATTCAGAATATCGTCAAGACTGTGAGGTGTATCATATTTCCCAATGTTGAGGTCCAAATGCAAAACAGGATGTTTTTTCCACTCTTTCTCCAACTGTTCCAAAGCAAGTCCTTCGAAAAGTGCGCGTACCCCCGAGAAATAAGCCTCCAAAGTAGATATAAGCAAACTCTTGCCAAAACGACGCGGACGACTCAGAAAATAATAGCTGCCAGTCTTCACCAACCTGTAGATAAGCGCTGTCTTATCAATATAAAAGTATCTGTTTCTACGAATCTTTTCAAAACTCTGTATGCCAATCGGATATATTTTATTACTCATGGTTCGTTCTCCTTCTCACATTAAACGACACAAAGATAATAATGTTTTGTGATGAACAGTGTGACAAAATGAAAAACCTTGCGACAGATAGAGTAAATATCAATTCAATTATTTATCTTTGTTAGCTTTTATAAGTTAGCATACAAAAAACAATAACTACAATGAAAGATTTTTTTAAATTTACGCTGGCCACCATCACAGGTATTATCGTGTCAAGCGTCGTGTTGTTTTTCGTCAGCATCCTGATACTGTTTAGTATGCTGTCCTCGTCAGAGTCTGAAACTCAGGTACGCAAAAACTCTGTGATGATGCTCGACATGAGAGGTATGCTCTCAGAACGGAGCCAGGACAACCCTTTCGACATCTTCCTGAGCGAAGATGAAACTACGTACGGACTGGATGACATTCTTTCGTCTATCCAGAAAGCCAAGGAAAATGAAAACATCAAGGGAATTTACTTGCAAGCCGGTTCAATGGGCATAGGATTTGCCTCTCTGGAAGAAATACGCAAAGCGCTGGCTGACTTCAAAACCAGCGGTAAATTCGTGGTAGCTTACGGTGACCAATACTCACAACGCCTGTATTATCTGGCAAGTGTAGCGGATAAAGTGTTGCTGAATCCTCAAGGCGCAATCGGCTGGTACGGTTTGGCTTCTACCCCGACCTTCTACAAAGATTTATTGTCAAAGATTGGCGTTGAAATGCAGGTATTCAAAGTAGGTACTTACAAATCAGCTGTGGAACCATTCATTTCTACAGAAATGAGTCCGGCCAATCGTGAACAGGTAACCGTATTCCTGGATGGTATCTGGGGACAAATGCTGAGTGATATTTCAGAATCAAGAGGCGTAAGCAAAGAAAAACTGAACGAGGCTGCCGACAAAATGCTGATGTTCTATCCCGCCAATGACTGCGTGGAATATGGCCTGGCAGATACTCTGGTATACAAAAATGACGTACGTAACTACCTGAAAACAATGGTGGGAATAGATAAGGATGACAGTATGC